TTGATTGATCTCGTCTCAGTCGGTGCCCAGGATGTCTATATCACGGGCGATCCTCAAGTCTCTTTTTTTAGACAAAACTATAAACGTCACACGAACTTTGCTATTAAACCTGAACGCCTCGATTTTGTAGGTAAATTTCTTTCAGGAAACGAAGTATCCATTCCCATCAAGTCAAAAGGTGATCTTTTGAGTTATATCTGGCTCGAAGGTACAAATATCAACAACAGTGATGCCCCAACCAGTATCTTTAATAGTAACGCAAATAACAATTTCACACAACCAACGGAATTTTCACTCTGGGTAGGTGGCCAGGAAGTTTGCAAATTGGATACAGGGTTTATCAATACTGTACACACCCACATGTATAATGAAAATCAGGCGAAAGCAACTACATGGGCGGGCTGTGATGGTGGTGGTAATAACCAGTCATTAAATACCTACGTTATTCCATTCTTCTTCAGTGAAGACTGGACAAAATCTCTCCCACTTGTTGGACTTCAATATCACGAAGTCGAAGTAAGAATCAAGTGTAGAAACGGTGATTTTGGAAATACAACTGTCAAAGCGTATGCTTCGTATGTATTCCTCGATACAGAAGAACGAGAATTCTTTGCGAATAACGAACATGAACTTCTCATTACACAAACACAATACCAACCAATGGATCAAAACGATACAAATGTCGATCTTACGTACTTTAACCATCCAGTTAAGTCTATTCACATTGCCAAATCTGGTTCAGGTGCCACTTATCTCTTCGATACAGCGTCTTTGTATATAAATGGTACTCTACTCTTCGAAAATATGTCTCATGAGTACCATCGTTACGTTGTTCCACAAAATCACTGTTCCGTTCTTGCCGACGGTGGTGACGACATGCCAATTGTATCATGGCCATTCTGTCTTACCATGAATAAATCTCAACCAACAGGTTCCTTGAACTTTTCGCGTATCGATAATGCGAAAATAACTATCAAAGATCCAAGTTCGCCAACTAATGCCGACGCGCATTGCCACTTTACACGTTGTTATGCAGTCAACTATAACATTCTTAGAATTAAGAATGGTATGGGTGGTATTGCATTTGGTAATTAATTATTACCTATATATAGGATATGAAGAAAGTGTCGTATTATATATTTTCACTAATATTAATTATATACATCATAAATCAATATATTGAATTAGAAAGTTATTATACATTCAAAAGATCGCACCCAAATGGATTTCCTCTTATCGACATTCAGGATGATTTCTTATCACCGGAAGAATGTAAAGACCTAAAAGAGTATATATTAAAACACGAATTATTAAATACTGATTGGGGGAAGAACACGATAATTCGTTTTAATACAAGTGAAGATTCTAAAAAAATGTTTTTAGAAAAAAAATTAGAAAAAATTTATAAAATATTTGAAAGGGTAAAACAACCCGGTACAAATGCATATATTGTCAATACAGCTATATTAAGTAATTCCTATAATTCAGAAGGGTATAATGAAATAAAAGGACATTATGATGATAGTATAAGCATACAGGATTGGACTAAACGATTAATATTACCAGTATGTACAACTATACTATATATAAATGTACCAGAAAACTGTGAAGGTGGTAATTTATATCTATCTCCTTTTGGTTCAAGAGGTGGATTAGACACTAAAACACAATATACACCAAAACAAGGTAGAAAATTAACATTTAGGGGTGATACAAATCATCTTGTTGAACCCTTTTTTTGTGAAAATAATACCGAAAAACGAATAAGTTTAGTATTTGAACAGTATAAAATACCAGATAAATACATGTGTGATACAGATTTTGGTATTTCACGTCATGGTATTTCATTCAGTCGTTAATTCTTACCAGAAGATCCAAATCCACGCTCACCTCTTTTTGTCTCTTGTAATTCATCAACTTCTTCGATAAGTGGTGTTTCACACTTTTCCAAAATTAATTGTGCGATTCTATCGCCTTGTTTAATTTCGAACGATTCACTCCCGTGATTAAACAAGATAACCTTCAATTCACCCGTATAATCCGGATCAATCACACCGGCACCCGTTTGAATACCATGTTTTACACTTAAACCAGATCTTGGAGCAATACGCCCATATACACCTTTTGGAATAGTCGCACAAATACCTGTACTCACGATACCACGTTCACACGCATTAATAGTCATGTTTTCTATACTGTATAAATCATAACCAACTGAACCAGGGGATGCGCGTGTCGGTAAAGTAGCATCGAGTGTTATTCTTTTAATTCTAAGCGTTTCCATTTTTTTTATATTTATTATACAATCGTTTTCTTTAAAACTATTTAAAATAGTGTAACGTATAATTAAGAAATGAGTTTGAAAATTATTATGGGTAACATGTTTTCTGGAAAGACGTCAGAACTTATTAGACGTTTAAAACGATACAAAGTTATAGGTAAACGTATTCTCGTTATAAACTCTAAAAAGGATACGCGTGCATCCGAAGATGTTTTACGCACTCACGATAACGTTCGTTTTGATTGCGTAAAGACAAATAACCTTGATGAAATTGAATTTTCAGATATAGATGTTATAGCCATAGATGAAGCTCAATTTTTCACAAAACTCAAACCATTTGTAGAAAAGGTTCTCGATTCAGGTAAAACAATTTTACTTGCAGGTCTTGATGGTGATTACAAACAAAGAAAATTTGGGGAACTTATAGATTGTATACCACTCGCCGATAAAGTGTTTAAAATATCAGCAATGTGTATGGATTGCATGGATGGTACACATGGCCCATTCACAAAAAGGATTGTTGAAAATGATAATCTCGAACTCGTTGGTGGAAATAATATGTATAAAGCTGTATGTCGAAAACATTTATAAGGAACAATGCATTTAAAAGAATTGAAAAATCATGTTCATATTTTACAGAGGGAAGTAAATTTACTACCAGAAACGTTTATACGAGATGAACCTCGTAAAGAAGGTGAATGGGTTGGTTCAGACTATCTAAAGCAGGTTATGATGTTATATACAGATGGTAAATGTGGATGGTTGAAAGGTGGTCAGGATCATGTTCAGGAATCATGGGTAAGTTGGCCACTTATATGGGGTGGTAATTTCATTACAAGTAATTGTAACTTATGTCCAGAAACAACAAAACTCTTATCTTCGATTAAGGGTATACATGTAGCGGGATTTTCATTAATGAAAGGAGGTGTAAAACTCAAGGAACACGTTGATTATGTAGGTGACGATTATATATTTACATACCATTTAGGTATTAAATGTCCAGAAAACTGTATACTTCACCACGTAGAATTAGGTGAAGTTACAGAAGAAAATGGTAAACATATAATTATGAATGCTCGTAAAAAACATTGGGCAGAAAATAAATCAGAAAAGGACAGAATTATTTTATACATGGAGATTTATAACGAAAAATAATATAATATGTATAATACAATGTTTATGATAGAAGAACCTTATGGTATATCACAATTTCAGGCCTGGATAATATCACTTACACTCGGAATTGTTTTATATAGACGACACAAACGCGGAGAAAAATATATACAGTAAATATATATGGTCAAGGTTTACTTGAAAAAAAGTCCTAGATTTGATAAAAAATTTCGCGTGGTATTCGATAATGAACGTTTCGTTGATTTTGGAGCAAAGGGGTATTCAGATTATACAATACATAAAAATCCCATGCGTATGCGTTCATATATATCAAGACATGGTGGGTTTATACCACACATGATTAGGCGACATAAGGTTCCCAAATTTGTGCATGAATCCATGCTCGATGTAAATAGAAGCGATAGAGAAAACTGGGGTAAAACAGGTATCTATACAGCTGGTTTTTGGTCGCGATGGCTTTTATGGAGTCATCCAGAATTAGAAGGTGCGAAAAAAATAATGTCTAAGAAGTTTGATTTATCTTTTCTTTAAGACCACGGCGTTTAAGGTTTGCTTTTAAAGCTGTCATTAAATTGGCACGTGGATCGCGTCTCACGGGACGGGGTGGAACCGGGGGTGCAGGAGGGATTGGGGGTGCTCGGGATACCGATGGTGATTTTCTAACTGGTTGAACGCGTGGCGTTTGTGAAACGCGTCTAATTCTTGGAACATTTGAATTAACCGTTCTCAATAGGGATTTACATGTTCTCAAAAGTTTTTTTGAATCGCGAACCTGTATTTCCAAAGATGGGGGACGTCGCCTTTCAATTTTCATTTTAAGTTCCTTTTCGCTTAATGGTACACGTTTTCCCCTTATTTTTTTAGTTACACGAAGACCTAAACGCTTTGCTTCATTTTTAAGGGTATCGATCCTCATTTATAATAATCAATATTTTTTTTATTTGTTTAATATAAATGTCTTCTAATTGTTCACCTGGCCAATTAGCTTCCACAATTACATGTTGTTTGTTCTGTTTTTTCTTTATATACAGGCCATCTTCTAACATGTTGAAAATGTTACCAACAAAACCACCTCATTTATTAGGGGCGTGTCTTCTCGCGTGCTGCTGTATGAGTTCACAAACACTGTCTTTAGGTAGTTGTGCGTACAACCTCGTTGCAGGTGAGAAATACGAGGAAGAAAAAGATAATTAAAAAAAGTTATCAGTTCTATATAATTTAGCCTGGAATGAACCAGTTTGTCCCATTACGGAAACAGTTTCATTCCCATATAATTCTCTACACCCAATATCGTCCATACAATCACGATTATCAATCGTTACAGGTAATGAATATATCTGATCTCCTGGTGTTGTTGTGTAATAATGATATTGATCTCGTCGACCCCTAACTTCTTTACCATATAAAGGTAATGTTTCTTCGTCTGAACCTACGAGAACGCCCATTTGCTGAACATATCCAGGTTTATACTCTTTGATAGGTGGACTTCTATATTCCTTTTCTACTGGTATTTGAATTGGTACTTCAATTGGTACATTCACTGGAACTTGTTTTTTAATAATAATTGGATTTCGTAATTGGTATACAATCACGGCAACGAGTATCACTAATGCAATAGTCAATAATTTCTTTTGCGTTTTATTTTTGATCTTCATTTATATATACTAAGATTATTTAGCAATATCACGAAGTGGTCCCAAATCAATTCTACCAAGTCGATATTGAACGAGTACCCAGAGAAAAAAGAAAATAGATTTTAAAAAATTATTTGCATCGGTATCATCCATTTTATATATTGGTCCCATAATACGCCCAAAGAATGTTTCTTCTTTTGTATTTCCAGTAACGACCATTTCCATTTGTGTTAAAGCACATGTATCATCGTTTATAGACCAATGAAAAAATATAAAGGGTACAAGAAGTGAATAAAACTCGAGATTTTCTTTATTTTTCATAAATGGTACGACAAGCATAGTTATAAATAAGAGTAAATGGATGAAGAATATTATATTCATATCTATTAGTATGAGCGTAGAAAAGAAACTGCCAAAAATATGGCATCCTCAACAGGAGAAGATACTTAAATCCTGGGGCGAGGCTGCGGCCTGTTATAGATACATGCATTACCAAGCATATTGTTCGTATAAAAATCAGAGCATGAAATTTACAATTCCACTTATCATAGTTAGTACAATAACGGGTACGGCGAACTTTGCACAGGAAACATTTCCTCCATCTGTTCAACCATTTGTACCATCCGCAATTGGTGGTCTTAATCTAATAACTGCGATAGCAACAACAATTATGCAGTTTCTTAAAATTAACGAACTTATGGAAGGTCACCGGGTTGCTTCTGTACAGTATGGTAAAGTTTCACGAACAATACGTCTCGAATTAACTTTACCTCTATCCGAAAGAACACAAGATGGTACAAATATGATTGAAAATATGCGTGCGGAATACGATCGTTTAATAGAACAGTCCCCAAATGTACCTAAATATATAATAGACTCATTTGAAAAAGAGTTTCCAGATGATAATGCATTTTTCAAGCCAGAAATCATGCATATACAGCCCATAAATCCATTTAAGGCGATAGAAGAAAATAAAGTTATAACTAAATTGAAAGATGCAGTTGGGGGTGTGGCTAAAAGAGAACTTAAAAAGGAACTTGATGAAATACGTGGAGTGAAAAATACTGTTAAAGCAGATATAGAAGGTATACAGAAACGTAAGAATGAAATATCAGATTTAAAAGGTAAAGGTCTGGTGAATTTGAAAGGTGATCTCATGAAAGAATTACGTCGACGCACTGAACTCATGGAAGTCGTTACAGAATCACCGAAAGACGATTCACAAGATACGCCACCATAATAAATAATGTAAAGTTAAAGACTGTAACACACATTAAATAAGGAAATAGTTTCCTTTTTAAAGGATCTAATACACGTTTTTGAATTGTATCATTTTCCATTATAATATCTAAAGCCTGAGTAGTAAGATCATTATCTTCATTAGACATGGATGCCTTTGTTACAGTATATAAACAAAAAAAGGTTAATGAAAAATCGCTCCATGATCGCGAAATAAAAGAATTTAAAACTCTATTAGAAAATGGTAAAAATGTATTTTTATGTGGCGCTGCTGGGGTAGGTAAAACATTTATTTTGAATAGGGTTTTAGATGAAACAAATAGCATAGAAATTTATGACGAGGTTTTACGTAAAAAAGATATTTACTTATCTACTATAAAAAATTCAAATATGTATGCGTATATAGACGATTACGAATCTGATAATACATATAAAAGTATAATAGAAACAATATGCGAAGGTGGTACTATTACAAAAAAACCTCTTATCGTTACATCTAAAAATGTACATATATTACCAAATTTTAAAATGGTTTTTATACCAAAGCGTAAACCTGAACATATACAAACTTTAAAATCTAACCATCCACGAACACGAATAGCAGCTGAAAAATGTAAAGGAAATATAGGAAATTATTTCAATTACCTTAATTTCAGTGATGATAAAGACATTTTTAGAACACCAAAAGAAGTTATACAGGATTTTTTCTGTAAACCTGGTATTGTAGAAATAGAAGAAACTGTATGTGAACATGGACATATTTGGGGAGCCGTTCATGAAAATTATCTCGATACTGATCCTGTTAACCCCGAAAAAATTATGAATGCTTTGATAAATGCAGATACATTCGATACAGAACTTTATAAAGGTGAATGGGATTTCATGCCTTACTTTGTTTTACATGCCATGAAACTCCCTAAAATTTATCTAAATAATTTACTCACTCCAGATACAATACGCCCGGGAAGTGCGTGGACAAAATACGGAAACCAAAAAATGCGGGAACAAAAGATTAGTAGTATACAAGCACGTTCAAATACTAAAATGAATCACCAAGAGTTTATGATTTTACGCGAATATGCAAAAAAAGGTGACGTTTCAAAGTTTAAGGAATATAAATTAACACCACAAGATTTCGATGTTATGAATCATTTGGGTTTACATAATAAACTTAAACAAAGAGATGTTACAAAAATTAAAAAAATGATTAAAGAGGATAGTTGTAAAGTATAGTAATGAA